CAAAGTTGTTTTACCACCAGACTCTTTACCATTAAGACGATGGATAGCATTCAACTTAAGTTTACCACCGTATGCCCAAGCCAAACGTGGGGCATCCAAAAGAATATATTCATCCTGAATAGCCGCAGCTTCTCCTGAATAAACTGCACCGAATTCTTTTTCTACAGAACCTAAGAGTTTATCAAAGTCGTCATCTGCTGTAGCATTTGTTTTCTTTTCTTTAGCCATTTTTGCTCCTTTTAATTAAAAAAATATAGAAAAGGGTTTCCTGCAATAAAAAAGGCTCCTTTTTAGGAGCCTTTGCTATTACTTTTTAGTATTCTTTACTTTCGCTGAAATCGCGGATACTATACTTTTAGTTTTTTCTTTATCTTTTGGTTTTGGTTTCTTTTCCTCTTCTGTAGAAGCTTCTCCTGCAAGAATTGCTTGAACTTCTTTCTTCATCAAGTCATTGTACTTTGCTTGTACTCTATCCACAGCCTCTTGTTTAGCTACTAAATCTGCTTGATAATTCTGCAAACGTTTCAAAGTTTCATTTGCATCAAAGTAATAATCTTTACCATCCAAACAAAGTTGAATTTCTTCATCTGTCATAAAGTTTTTATAGATTTCTCTAAATTGCTTTTCACATACATCTTCGTCGTAATGGAATCTAGCTTTTTGTTCAGCCCATTTACCTGCAATCCATCCATGCCATGAATGAACCATTACATAAGAGTGTGGTAAAATAAACCAAGTATTACCTGCTAACATAATAAGGGTTGCAGCAGAAGCACAAGCTCCTTCAATACGTATATCAATTTGGGCCCTACTTTCTCTTAAAGCATCTACAATGTTATAAGCAACAGTACCATCTCCTCCGTAACAATTGATATGGATTCTTATAGTATCTGTAGTTTTTGCATTATCTACTTCTCTAAGAAAATCTATATAATCATTCAAATCTTCGATTGGATCAATAAGCCAATAGTCAATAATTCTACCGTCAGGTCCTTCAATAATCTTTAATGGATTATTAACAGCTTGAGGTTTTGGATAGTAATCATCATATTCGCAAATATTCTTTCTCATGTGTTCTCCTTCTACTTTAATATAGTAAGGTAATGGTAAAAATAAAAAAGCCCCCTCTTTCGAAGGAGCTTTGGAATCTAAAAGTTAGATTTACTGGAGGGCATCAATAAAAGATGTTTAAACATCCTTGGTACTAGGTGACCAGAAGAACTTGTGTTGTTGTAACTGCGCCGTTATACGATATTCTGGATGCGCTATTACAAATTCAGGAATCTTACTCATTGTAACGTCACCAAAACATGGACTCAAATAAAGTTTTGCTTTTGTTCCAGATTTACAAATCCTTTCAAATTCTTTCCAATCTTCAGGATCATCTGTAATAACACATTTAATTACATCAAACTCATCCAATATTGAAAGATTTGATTCAATCATCTTCTTATTCATTTTTGAACAAGGAAGTTTCCAATCTGTAATAAGTGAAAGACCTTCGCGGTTTCCATAATAGTCCTTCATTGTAATTTTTGTAAACCTTTCTTTCCAAGGTTTATAATCTACTGCGCCATCTGTTTCTACGTTAACTGCATAATGTAATGAAATAAGTTTTTTTACAAGATCAAATGTTACTGGATCATTTTCAGGAAGCAAAGGTTCTCCGCCTGTCAAACAAATTGACTTATTAGGAAAATCTTTTTCCATTTCTTCAACTTTTGTAATAATCTCATCTGCCGTCATCCAAGACAAATTCAATTTACCTTCATAAACTTTATTGAAGTTTTCTTCTGTCCAACACTCCTTTGTATCACAGAAAGGGCATCTAAGATTGCATCCAAATGTTCTTACAAATACTGTTGGTTGTCCTGCATGAAAAGCTTCTCCATCGATTGATTTGAAAATATTAATCAAACAGATTTCATTAGCTTTCTTTTCTTCGTTGTACCTAATCATTACAAATCCTCTTCATATGTTACTGAATTTTTTGAAGTTTCTTCTACAGTTACTGCGAGATGTGTCAATTTAAGTCCTTCATTAATAAAGGATTCTTTCATTTTTTCGAACCAATACTGAGACATGTATTCTGCAGTAGGATTTTCATCCCATACAAAAATTCTAGATCTTTCAAATTCTATCCCGTTTTCTTTGAAGTTCTTTTTATAAACTTCAACTAAAGGATTGTCTGGGGTAAGAATCATGGAATGATCAAATTGATCAAAATACGAATGAATTATTTTTTTCATCTTTTTGAAGTCTACTATCATTCCATTTTTGTCTAGTTCTTCTGACGAAAGAGATACTGTGACAAAATAATTATGACCGTGTAGTACCGGTAATACTTTGTCTCCTAATTCGTATCTATCTTTTTCTCCATCGTTCTTTGAATCGCGGTAAACATTACCGCAACACAAACCTGAGTAAGCTCCTCTGTATAAGCAGTGAGCTATTGGCAATTCTATATCTGTTGTTATTTTATACATGATATAATTATAGATTATGATTTCAAAGTACGTTCAAAAATTAATCCATTTCTAGTAGTAGAGTTATTTTTTGCAGCCATATTTATACAATGAACTGATAACCCTGTTAATTCAGATATCTCCCTTAAAGTCATAAAAGGTTCTTCAACCCCTTTTCGCTTATATAAATATTTACTATGGTTCTTTCTAAAAGTTCTCAATTCGTTTTCTGTTTTAGAATTCCATGTTTGGAATATTTTATTATTTCTAGAACTTATATGATCTGGCGTCCAATATTCTTTCAAGGATTGAGAACGTTTTAGATTATCTTCTTCTCTACGTTGAGATAAAGTATCTCCACCTTCTCCCCCTTGAGTAAGATTAAATTCTGCTTTTCCTTGAGATTTGTATATGGTTATCCATTCTTTTTCTTTCTTACTTAATTCTTCTAAGTTTTCTGCAAAATCTAAAATGGTTTTTTGAAAATTTTCTATTCCATGTTTTTTAATAGAATTTTTAAGATAAATACCGCTTCCAAAATAATTGTCTGGTAATTTTTTACTTACATGTTTACCTATATAAGTTTTCCCATTTTTTAGATTTTTAATCTCATAAATGTAATAGAATTTTTCTAAATTGGTAGGTAGGGTTAAACCCTCTTTAAGAACATAATTAAACATATCGTTATTCTCCTTTTAAGTGCTTCTCACGGCACTGTATTAATTAGCGATAAAGCAGTTAGAAAGTCCGATATGTAACTTTCAATAGAAGGTGAGATCTTCTACTGTCCTGCTAAATTATCTTTTACTAAAGTGCTTTTGAAATATATCTTTGAATCTTAATATCGCTAGTGTTACAATTGTAACATACTTCATATGTGCCCAATTGTAAAGAATCTAACTGACATCTAAAATATTCAGATATATCGTTCAAAACATTTACATCTGCGGGTTCATCAAAAGTTACTTTAACTTTTCTTCCATCCTCTACAGAAAAAATATTAACTACGCAATATATTGTTTCCATAAACGTCTCCTTATCTTCCGATAATGTGTTTAAAGATTTGTACATTACCTTCTATAAGAGCTAATTGCTCATCAGTTGGTTTTGCTTCAATCAAGTCTGCCAGTTTTGTTTTAGACTTATTCTGTAATCCAAATTGATTATAAGGTTCTCCCTCCAATCCAGCTACAATTGGATTAGAAGTATCTAAGGTATCAAAACATGGATATTGATAAATTGGATCTCTAAATTCAATGGCTTGTGTACAACCTAACAAATGATGAGGTTTATCAAAATTCCAAATACCTCTATTCATTAAATCTCTAATAAGGAAAGTTCTTCCTAACCATCTACGCTCAAGTATTTTAGTTGCACTGTCAATTCCTTCGAACATATTATCTGCATAGTTTACTGCAGCTACAGGAATTGCAATTTTATCTGCTTTATCTGAAAAGTATTTATAACATTCAATTACTTCTTCATAAGTAGAACCCTGGATACATCCAATAGCACCTTTATACTTTCCGCCAAAATCTTTTTCCCATGACTCCCAAGATGAAACTGTTTTATGCAAATCATTAAGAGTATCTGGTACTACATACCAAGTTGGATGTAAATCTTCAATTCCTTCTGCTAACTTCTCATTACTCATTCCTGCACCTAATTCAAATGCACTATTATCGAGTAATACTTTTCTTCCTAATCCTACACTTTCTTTATAAAAGTCCCAATATTTTTTATTTGGTTTTAAATGTAAAAGTGCATAATCGTAATCATTCCAATCTCTACTTTTACTCAAAAGTGCTTTAGGAACTTCGTGGGATACTAACATTTATTCTCCTTATTCAATATGCAACCGAATGTATATAATATATAATTGATTGCAGTCTCTTCATCGATTTCAGGATGATTTTTAATCATCTTATAAATCTCCTTGGCCCAGGCTTCTAGAGATTTCTGATGTTTTGAGAGAGTTTGAATTTTTTCTTCTATTAAGAGTTGACTAATAAACTTTTCCATTTCTGCCTTTTCAGCATTTGGAATTTTGTTTCTACTCTTTATGAAATCTAAAAGCCTGGTCAAGATGTTCATTCTATTCCTCGAATGCTTCGTCTAAGAAATAATCATTTCCTTTGTAGTTAATAGTCCTATCTCCGCGTTCAAGTGCAATAGAACATTCGGCCTCATTCTTTGTACTTTCAAGTAAATCTCTACCAAAAACCAATCTGCTATTCAACATATCTTTTTCTTCAGCGCGTGGAATAAGAACATACTTTTTGTTAGGTGAAATATTTGACATAATTAAACTCCTTATTTGTATTGTGACTCACTTGAGTCTGTGTGATTGTAATGACCGTCATAAACCGAAGCAGCATCTGCATCGAAGAACACCATTTGAGCTATTCTC